ACTAATACGTAAGTGTATTGCATAAAATATCCTATACTATATATAACGCATTAGACTGTCTTTTAGATGACATATAATAGATTTTCGGGAAACTAAACTTAAGTGGACTATACTGCCACTTCCCAATATAGCCAGTTTAGTTTTTGTCTCGTATACAAGAGTTTAACGACCTTTGATTCTACTGCCGTGTCACACAGGCCGCCCTGTGCTAGAATAAAAGGGACTCATCGTACCGTCTATCCCGAAACTTGGTGGAGGATAACGGATTCGAACCGTTTGCTCCTGGTTGCAAACCAGGTGTGTTAGCCAAGTATACCAATCCCCCTAATTTTTTTCTTTGGTGGTGATAGTAGGATTTGAACCTACGACCTAATCCGTATGAAGGATGTGCACTACCACTGTGCTATATCACCATATATAAACATACTAAGGTGTATTTTTCCGCATACCGGACAAGGGATACCAAACCTGATCTCAACTAATAACTAGTTGCTAAAACTGTTGATGGTGATAATTATATCACGATAAAGATTCTAGTATGTTTATACATGGTGCTCTAGGAAAGAATCGAACTTTCTACTAATTCTTACCAAGAATGTGTTATTCCATTTAACTACAAGAGCAAATTGAATTTGTTAATTATACTGCTGCACGTTTAAGAGGGATCAAAAAAGTGTTCGCCCTCCCCTTATACATACTCAACACTGGCTAATGTGTGCGCCTAGATTTGACATCAATATATTTCTATAAGATACTAGGTGTAGTGGAATAAGGGCATCATAATTCCCTAGCAGTTCGGGCAAGAAGCCATTCTTAATTTATCGCATATTTAACAAAACCTGGTGCGACCGGAGAGACTCGAACTCCCGACTCCTAAGTTCGTAGCCTAGTACTCTATCCAACTGAGTTACGGTCGCAAATATTTGGCAGGGGGTATAGGGATCGAACCTATGCATGGCGGAATCAAAATCCGCTGTCTTACCGCTTGACGAACCCCCAACTGTATTCTTAAACACTCCAAGTGCTCCCGGGTGCAGTGGGGTGGACTTCGGCTCTAATTGCCTCATCCTGTATGTTCCTCTTAGAATGTTTAAGAATACCCCCTAGTTATAACTAAGGGATATGATAGGGTTGATACCCTACCCAGTAGTCTTACTAAGTGTGTTGTCGCCACACGTTCATGTATACTGTCCGCCCGTTTAAGATATTTTATAGTGTATCTTGGGACCTCGTTTCCCTTAAGCACTTTGCTTATCAAGCAGGTTTGTTCAACCTCTTAATAGCATCAGATAGAAGTTTTGCTCTTTTAACTTTTGAATCAATCAATTTCTTTACCTGATCTGAGTTTAATTGAGTAGACTTCTTCCATCTTACATTTGCATCATTTTTGTATTCTACATTGTTTTTCAATTTTTGTCAAATCCTTTCGTTGTTTTAAAACTACATAAATAAAAACCCCTGAGACTTTTTAGTTTCCCAGGGGTTAGATAAAATTTAGTAACTATGTGTAACTTAACCTTCTAACCCCTTCGTATCCTGCTCATTACTTGTGCCTAGAATACTTGTAGGTAAATATGCTGGCGCAAATGAATCTATGGCTGACCATAGTCTAATATGTTTCGGCATGTTACAAGTTAAATTCATCATAGTCTATTATTTAGTCCTGGTTGTAAAAAATTCAATAATAAGAGTATATAATAGATTGATTTAATTGTCAACCTTTATGTTACCCGTATTATTTACGCAACATCTATATATCTTTTAAATACTGTATGATATTTAATCCTTCAGACTATCCTACAGTATTTTTAAGTTATGACGAACCAAACTGTGAGGAAAATTACAATCATCTAGTCAGTCTATGTCCTAACTATGTGTACAGAGTACATGGAGTTAAGGGTAGTGACCGTGCTCACAAAATGGTTGCCAACTTGGTAAAAGATATCGCAACAAATGTTATTATAGTTGATGGTGATAATGTTGTCAACCGTGACTTTTACCAGAATACTATAGAGTTAAAAGACGATATAGATATGAGTACTTGTGTTTTAAGTTTTAGTGCCAAGAACATAATCAATGGAACTCAGTATGGGAATGGGGGCATCAAAGTCTGGCCCATAGAACTTATTCTTAATATGAAAACCCATGAAAATAGTGATGACATAAGAACAAAGACCGACTTTGCACTAGACAATTACTTAGAACTAAACACAGTTGCTAGTAGAGTTGTTATCAATACTAGCCCATTACAGGCGTTTAGAGCAGGGTTTCGTGAGGGTATTAAACTATGCTTGAATAACGGGGAATTTAATCAAAAACTAACAGAGATAGACTGGCGTAACTATGATAGATTATGGCACTGGATGCATGTAGGTATGGACGAATACAATGGGGTATTTGCAATATTGGGCGCAAGATATGCAGTAGCAAGTTTGTTCAATGCGGATAAGTATGACTTTACGCAAATCAACGACTTTGACCATTTATCTAATAAGTTTAGTGAATTAAAACGTAACAATCAATTGATGCAATGTAATACTTATGGGGCATTAATTAGATTTTGTACTGGGGATAATCGTATATCTACCCCTCTTAGTACAGTAGATAGCGCAAGACATAAACGAATGGTTACACCCATATTACGTAGCCCTGAAAAATTCTTAAGAAAACCCGTTAAAAATCAATATGATATTGCATTTATAGGTACTGATGAAACAACATATAAACAATTAATTAAACGTTTTCCCGAAGCTGTTAGTACAACATTTGTTAATTTAATAGAAGATTGCAAAACTGATTATGTATTTGTAGTAGAAGACAATCAATTAATAGCCGAAGACTTTAACTTTGACTATGTTGTAGATTTCTATAGTAAAGATAAAGTTAGGTCATTTAGATGTATAAACAATGATGGAACGGTGGATGATAATTACGGCATTAAATTAATTCCCCGTAGTTCAGTTTATCACTATATACATAGTCATTCAATATCAACGTATGAAAACAAATATAAAGAATTATGTAATGAATATGAAGTATTGATGGATATTAGTAACACGTACAAAGAGATTTAAAATGAATATAGACACAGAACATATCCATTATTGGATGAACGCAGTTAGAATTAGTGAAGATAGAGATAGAACATTAGAAGCCTTTTGGAAGGGTCAACTTAAAAGTAAAGAATGGTTGATTGATGCATTAAAAAGCACATTAAGTTTTGACAGTAATAGACCTATTCGTATTGATATCCACGGTGGCTGGGTAGGAACATTAGCCAGTATGTTATTCTGTAGCGGAATTCCAATACGTTATATAGAAAGTTCAGATATTGACCCAACTTGTGAACCTATTGCCACTATGTTGAACAAATTAGAAGAACAGGATGGTAAATTTAAAGCAGTTACTATGGATATGTGTGAAACGTTTATTCATGGAGATATCGTTATCAATACCAGTTGTGAACATATTACACAAGAGACATATGATAAATGGCTAGATCATTTACCTGCAGGAGTTTTAATAGTACTACAAAGTAATAATTATAAAATACCAGAACATATTAGAACTGCTGATACATTAGAACAGTTTAAAGAACAAAGTAATTTAGATACAGTATTTGCTGGTACATTACCATTGCCCAGTTATAATAGATTTATGTTAATTGGGTACAGAAAGTAACTTCCACTGATCCATTGTGATATAGGGTATATCTAGTGTATGTCTTATATTCTTTGGATCGTACCATAAACAAAATTGATAGCAGTCTTTAGTGTTTGACGAACAACATTTATATAATTTATTGTCAAATGTCATATCATATCCACAGATTCTGGGAATATATTTACCAAACTGTTGAAATTTTTTCCAAGACACTTCAACATTGTCATATTGCACACCCCTACTGATAAACAACACATCTTTATTATAATCATTATATCTATCTAGTGTGGCTTTTAAGAATGTACTGATGACTTCTTTATTAGTATTCTTGCGATAATCAGGATGTGTATATGTTCTTGTACACATCCTAGTTACATTACTAGGCCAGCGTCCATTATTATAATTACCTAAAAATACTATTGGAACATCGTCTTTTAATATAACAATCATTTGGTCATAGTCACTACAGTTAATATTCTGATAGTTCTTTGCTAAATTATGATTGTTATCGTTTTTAGCAATATTGTATAAGTATTGCCATTCTGGGCTATTATCGTTAACTAATATTGATTTATATGCCATTATGATATAATATTCATTACCAAATGAATGCGAGATTCCCAGCCACCATTGTATACAAAATGATCACGGGTAGTGTCTACTTTATAAAAATATCCGTCATTTGGGATATGATAACATTGTGCAGTTATTAAACCCTCAGTCTTTTCACCAAAAAATGCATTCGCATTAGTATCATACACATAGTGATAACGTTGTTCTAAATCTTTATGTACACTTAACCCCGTCTTGCTTAACAATCTCATAATACGTATACGTCCAAACTTTACATTTTCACGTTGTTCTAGTTCTAATATAGCATTTTTTGTAAAATCAGGAACAACATCTACCCATTCAGTAAAGTCATTTTCATCTACTATAATTGTTTTAGTATTTTCATCATAACTTCTACCTGCAGCATCTAATAAAGGTATCTCTGCATTTTTCCTACATTTTAATCCAATTTGATTTGAGGGATAAAACTTACCACTATCACCTGTTTGCTTTTCTGGCCATCCCACAGTATTAATTAAATCAGTTAAGTCTTTATACATTAACTGATAATTTGCTGTTATATTAGTTTTTGTTATAAATGGGGTCATTTTTCATTATATCCTCTAGTTGCTTGCGTTTAATACTAACACTATCAGAGATATATTCTGTTTGGTCTTCTACTGTGCCATTAATTTTAAATGCATCATGTCTTTGTTGGCAGTTAAAACAATCACCGCAATGTTTACCTGTAGTTGTAATTGCTTTATTAGAACAACTTGTTGTTTTTGCTAGTAAATCTAACCAGCCCAACTGTTTGTATAAGTCTACAACTTCTGGCTTGTTGATAGTATCTAATGGTGCACGTACAAATTCTGTATTAGCATGAATAAACTCAAAAACTTCAGGAGGAATAAAAATATCCCATAGTAGACTCTCATACGCTTTGGTTGGAAAGTGTATTTCTTCAATTAAATTATGATATTCATTAACATCACTATATGCAACAGCATATACATCATCATTAGTCTTGCATTGGCGTTTAAATATCTCAACTTGAAAAAACAGTTTGGTAAATCCCCACATCATAAACTCTACATCATAATCATTAATTAATTGGTCACGTAATTGATTTAATGATGTAACTCTATCACTTAGATGTAAGTCTGGATCTATCTCTATGTTGATTGTTTCAATACCCAAATTTAGTTTGCTAATCTTGTTATTGGTTCTTAGATACTCAAAATTAACAGGGTCTTTAGTAAACATATTGCAATTAAAGAAATACAATATGTTTTCAGGTTTATATACTTGTTGTGCTATCTTGGCTACTAATGTAGACTCCATTCCACCTGACAGAAATATAGCGACCTTTTTAGTTGGATCTTTTAATTGTGGGAAATGCTCATCTATGTTAAAGACAATATTTTCGGGTAGTAATGTATAGGAATTATTCATAATTTTATTTATTCGGTAAAATATGCTTGGATATAATATCGTAAGCAAGACTGTTTGTGGATAAAAACAATTGATAGTTTACATCCCCTGTACAGACAGCATCATGTACTATACTGGTATCAATGACGTATACTCTACCACTTTCTATATCATCACAACTTGTAAAACTATCTGTGTTCTTGTCGTAATAGTGCACGGTAACTGTGTCTTTGTTAGTTGTAGCCCATAGTCTAATCCATGGGCTGGGTATAAATGAATCTATATGAGGTAAGAATTTTGCAGTTTTATTCCATTTAAGTATATTACTTCTGGTATAATACCCATCAAATACATGCAATAGATCCAATGATGATAACTCAAATACTTGTGTATGTACTGTGCAATCAGTCTCAAACAACGGATCGTTGGGTTTGTCTAAGTTATATTGATATAGTGATCCGTTTATAGGATCATTTTTAGTTAACTTCCCATCAGTATTAACCAATGCTAGTCCATATCTAGGAAGTTCTTTATGTAATGTTCCCCATTGAGCGAAATCGTTATCATATTGTGTTATTTGATTATGAAATAAATCACAATCAATGGTTATATCTGTTGGAACTAGAAACTTATAATGTAGTATATCGTAATTAGTCTTATCAATTTTAGGTAATTGTTTGAATTTCTCTAATTGCTCAGTGGTTTGACTGAACACACTATATGTTCTATTTACTATATCATCCGATTGTTGTTTGTTCATAATGTTTAATACGTGATTCTACTTCATTGAAAGATTCATTAAAAATAGATATTTTTAACATTATTCTTTCATATTGATTGTTTTTAACACTATGGGGAATAACTGTGTTTAATAATATTGCTTTGTAATAAAAGTCTTCAGAACCTATAGTAATTGGTGCTGCATTCTCAGTTAACACAAAATTAAGACTACATAATGTGTTATTGTCTATATGTTCAGGGATTATAGCATTGGGTAACATCCAATAAAATCTAGGTTTACCCTGCACTTTAAAATCATTCATAATACTAGTGATATATTCACTATTATGATGTCCTATTAACCAATCTTCCATATATAGATCAGGATATCTGTTATCTGTATATGGTTTGCTTGACTGTCTAGCTATTTCCGCTTCTGCTAGTAATTTTTCCCTGTCTATAGGGTAATTTAAATGCATCAGCGGTTTCATTTTAAAACGCTACTACATAGTTTTTAATTCTTGCAACCGCTTCTGTATACTTTTCTTTGTATCGTACAGGAATTAAATTACCTAATTGTTTTAATTCTTTTGGTACAGCAATGATATTACTTACTCCACCTTCATTGAATGGTCTTTCACCTTCAACTTTAGGAATAAATGTCTCATCTTTAACTGGAGTATTGAAACATGCTAGCCAATACATTGTATAATTCTTTCTATCTAAGAATTCAAAACAATCTAACCATTCCATGTCTAATGCTTCAAATAGTATCACTGGACGATTTTTATCAATTGTATTTTCTGCACCACGCATTACATTAATCTCAAACCCTTCTACGTCTATTTTCATGCCATCAATCTTACCTAGATTAAAGTCATCAATTCTAACACAAGGAACTTCTATCCCATTTGTATCATCATTACTAGTTTGTTTGACTTCTCCATAGTTTTCTGGATTATCTAAGTCAATATTAGTAATCTTTAACTTACCTTTATAGTCACTTGCAGCTGCATTATATATCTGTATAGGTAAATCTTTGCAGTTCTCTGCGGCTACTGCAAAATGTGTGGGATGTGGTTCAAACCCTAATATATTACATTTTGCTTGTTTGTGCATTGCAAGACTATGATAACCAATATTAACGCCAACGTCAATATAGCCCATACCCTCTGTAATATAGATATTCATTACGTCAATTTCAGCATGGCAATATTCACCATACGTTCTGATAACGTTACTTACAATACTGTCATTCTTGTAAATATGCATAGTACCGGGCCTAGCTTCCACGGTGTCAAGATAAGGTGCTAGAGATTCAAATTTAATAGTCATCAATTATTTATTGACGATATTATTGACTAAATTATTTTTTTAATAGCATTTGTTTAATTGCGCTGGCTAAATCTTTAGATGAATAGCCCTTAATATAATTAACTTTATAGACTGCGTTAAGTTTAGTTTGTTTGGTATTGGCAATTAATTTTTTAATTGATTCTGGAATATTATTTAAAGTGTTCATGGTCGCCTCCGGGGGCTATAGTCCAGCCCAATTTTAGTAAATCGTCTTTAATCTCTTGGGTAATATTGCCCTCACGAACAAAATTTTCACTCATGTATTTATATCTAGCCATTTCTTCATCGGTGTATTTGTCTATTTCTTCCTGTGTTGCTTCATATACTATACCCGAACAATACCAATCAAGATAATCGCCCTCTCCACGCATATCAGCAACTATGCCACCGGCACTACGCCAACTACGTCCCCATGTTTCTTCCTTTAATAAAGGCCATATATCGTTTTTAATAAATTCATTATTACACATAGCAGCATATAGATTTTGTGCATAATGTTCATCTTTACACACTTTATCTATAATCCATTGAGTAGTACGTAAATCATACTCCATGTTATCTTTTTGCCAATTTGGATCGTTGACTATCTGAATATCTTTATCTTTCATTTGTTCCCACAGGATATCAATATCAGCATTAGTCTTTTTTTCTCGGTTTATCCTAGATTTATACCTTTCGGGACTAGTCTTGATTATGGGTCGTTGTTCTGGATCGGTCATGTTTTCTATGAGGTTTTCTACTATAAAATATATGATTACCGATTCTTGTTACTTTGGCATAATATTCAGTATCTTGTTCTACTGAGTTATTATGAAAGTATAAGATATCTTTTGATATCACATCCTTGTACTTATCTAATACTAACACATCATAGGCAACTTGTAAACTGGTTTGGTAAGTTTGGGTATGGGTATTTGGGTTACCTTTACCCTCGCATACCCAACTAAACTGACAAATTTTAGTTTCTTCATCGTCTTTTTGTACAATTTTTGATTGATATATCACTTGACATGGGGTATTTCCAAATCCTGATTTCATACGATTTACTACCACTCTAGCCACAGCTGCTTGACCAATAATTGGTTCTCTACCTGCCTCGTAAAATATATTATTTGCTAAACAAGTTACTTGTTTTAAATCCGTATATTTTACTAATTTTTGTTCTGCATGTAACATTTTTAATTGAACATTGTCATTAAACGATACTACTGTTAATAGTAATAAACATACAAAAACGAAGGCATTCCTAGTTAAGTTTTTCAACATACTATCTCCTTATTTTGTGTACAATAACTAAAAAGTTATGTGAGTTATTGTAATAATTCCCAGCAGTCACAATTACATGTAGTTACATGATTTATTGCAGCTGTTGGCACTAATACGCTTGGGCCTGTTGCCATGTTCAGAACATTTAGATTGTCTGGTATTAGTGTTGTGTGGGGACTACCTCCTAGACTACCCTTAATTGGGGCGCCATTTACTACAGTTACATTAACTGCACCGCTTGTTGTGTTAAGCGTGGAACTAGTTCCATTAGGAACAGGCATATCAACTTGCGGTGGTTGAACAATATTATTCAATTGACCGCCCATTAAACCCATTCTCTGACTATTGCGTATTTCACGCATACTACCGATTAAACTTTGTCCTCCTAAAGTTGACGTATCACTTATGCTTTCTAGTACGGTAGCTGTTTCGTGGAGTTGTGTCTCACTAGCATAAATTTGTAAACTGTTTATAAAATTATAGATATCACTTGTTGAACCTTTAACGCCACCCGTACCATTTGGTAGTGCTAATTTTCTAGCATTCTTTTCATCATATAAGTATGTTCCCATTGTATTATATAATGCATTAATTGGTTCTACTATATCAGAATATGTTACTAGTATATTATTAATAAAATTATTCACACTATCAATCTTTGATTGTACATCTGGGAAATCACTAGTAGTAAATCCACTAACATTTAATAAAGTATATATATCATTTAAATACCCATCTAATGTAGTGATACCTGGCAAGTTACTTAATGTACTGATACTGTTTTGAATGTCATTTAATGGATAATATCCATCTACAATACTAGCAAAGAAATCACCTGTCTTATATGTACCGTTAGTTCCTGAACCATATGCAATTTGATTTAATGCACTATTAGCTGCATCTATATTAGTAGGCACATTGGTTCCATTTACAGCTAAGTCATTCACATTTTCTAAATTCATTACAACTTGGCTGAACTTTTCAATATCTATATTCTTTATATTTTTAATCTGTTGCATACTAAAACTGAATGTATCACATGCATATGCAATATCGCTTGGCATTATATTCTGCAATCTGATACCGTAATTTAAACTAGGTATCTTATTAACGCTAGTACCACTATATATAAAATAATATGTTTTACTGTTAGTAGTTTGTTGAGTAGTATTATATTGTGGGAATGTTAATGTACTATAACTGTTGGGGAATAACATTTTAGGATTTAATAAATCTGCCAATGTAGTTAGACCCTTTGTTTGACAATTTAATGGAACTAATATTTCTTGCAGGTCCTGATTCATTACAATCATAAAAGCAGCATATAATAGTTTCTGCTCACTTGGTGTAGCAAGTCTACCATTTATTATATCAGTTATTTCTGTAACTGTTATTCCAGTACTGTTTAATGCAATACTAAGGCTTTTTGTTATTGCTTTATTATGATATAGTGTACGTAATAAATTGTCTGGATTACCAAATGTGTCAATCTTAGTTAAATCTATTGCTCTACCACTATTAACTAAATCTTGTCCCCAAAAGAATGTGCTTAAACTTACCCCAGCAATATCGCCGGTCATTAAATCATTCATATTACTATATGTACCATCTAAATGCGTACTAGCACTAGCAAGACTATTAATAACTGTATTGCTATGGTCTTTAAATCCTAATATAGTAGTGAATACATTAAAGAAATCTGCATATGAGCCATTATTAATATTAAACTCGCTACGTGCTTGTACTGCTAATTCACCTAAAAATCCAAATTTACAATCAGTACTATAATAATTCATTTGATAATTGGGCGGCGGAATATTAGTCATTAACGGAACTGCATTACCCATAGTCATTAAATTAGTATATTGTTGCAATGTCATTCCGGTTTGAACGTCCCCGTTAACATCATTACAATCTGCCCCCAAATTATTTAAAGTTGACCCTGTACTAGTAGCGGTAAAGATAATTCCCACCTGATTGGCTGGGGCGCCAACAAGAGTAAAATCCATTCCCATTGTGCCAATGGTTCTTATATAGTATTTTCTACCAATTACCAAGTCTCCCACAGCTACTACTGGGAATCTAATATCAAATGCCAGTCTGAATATATCTACTGTTTTTTGTAAAAATGTACCATTTAATAATGTGCCTGGGGTAAATGAACCATTATTATCAACTGATCCAGTAAACCCTCGTGTTGTACTATTAATACTCAATCCAGTATTAGTAACAAAAGAACTTATACAATTAAGATTTAATGGGGTATAACTCATGCTACTAACACCGTTTCACTTCCAGTAGTTATAGGATGACCACATGTAGTTTGTGATCCTACAAACAGTACCGGAACATTATCTACTAATATATATTGACTACCAGTTGTTGTACTAGCATGGTCATGTGGGGGATGTGTGACAGGATCCCATGGCGCATGCGGACTTATTTTGCTCATATGTAAGCCGACAGGGATATTATCAACCACTGTGGATTCCGATCCTCTGAGAATCATTCCACCTACTGAATTTTTATCACCCTTACGACTTAATTTTGGCATTATCCTAATATAATTTTCTTGTCAGGTAGTGCTATACCTGTAGTCATACTGATATACTGATCCTTTACATTGTCTTCAGAATATCCATATAAACTAATACTATTAGTATTTAGTCTAATTTCTTTGGATGGATCTACGGTAAACATGCTTGGAATTAGTGTCATTCCCTTAGGTCCCTGAGCAATGCTTAACGGGTCACTAATTGCTATTTCATCGTCAAATATATCAGTAACTTTAGCAACTAATTCTTCTCCGCTGTTTAATTTAATGGTATAAACAAACCCTACTGTAAAATTTTTCATTTTAATTTTGCTCTTAATTCTGTAAATCCGCCAACATGTTCGTCATCTAAAAAGATTTGAGGTAATGTTCTTGCAGTTGGAACTGCTTCTAATAACTGTTCACGTGTCCAAGTACCGTGCATGATGTTTCTTTCTTCATACTCAATACCTTTACTCTCTAACAATGCTTTTGCTTGTACACAATAAGGGCATTGATCCTTTGACCATACGATTGCTTTCATTTATTTTCCCTCTTTAATTTGTTCTAATGCTTGCTTTAACGAATCTATTGTACCGTCAATGTTCATTAACTTATCTATGCCGAATAATCCAATTCTAAATGTTTTAAAATCACTACGTTCATTTAATTGCAATGGTACACCCGCTGCAGTTTGATAACCTAACTGTCTGAATTTACTAGCATTTTGTATGCTATCGTCTGTTGTATAGCATACAACTACGCCAGGAGCATAATAACCCACTCTTGCTACATTAGGGTAACCATAATTGTTTAACATATCACGTATTCTTCTGCCCAAGTCATATTGTCTGTTCTTAAGAAAATCAAACCCTAAACTTTCTGTTTCTAACATAGTATTACGTAGTTCACGTAATGCATTGGTTGGCATTGTTGTGTGATAGATAAACTTACCTTGCTCATACGTTTCCATAATCTGAGTCCATTTAAGTACATCCATACTATAACTTGTACTCTTTGTACTATTCAATACCTGTCTAGCACGACTACTCATAGCAATAAGTGCACAACAAGGAGCACTACTCCAACCTTTTTGCGGTGCAGTAATTACTATGTCAATGTTTAATTGTTTCATATCTACCCATGCAGCACCACTGGCAATACAGTCTAATACAAACAATGCATCAACATCACGACAGGCTTGTCCAATTTGTGCTAGATAATCGTCAGGCAATATCATACCGCAACTTGTTTCTACATGTGGTGCAAATACTACACTTGGACGTTCGTTATGAATATAATCAACTACATCATTAATATCAGGTGGAATAAATGCTGCCTGTGCACTATCTTCAATTTGCTCACCTGTAATTACTTTTGTAGTATCAGTAATATTACCCATGTCAAATATCTGTGTCCAGCGATAACTGAACCAACCATTGCGAACGATTAATACAGATTTATTGTTAGCAAACTGTCTAGCAACTGCTTCCATTCCAAATGTACCACTACCTGGTACAATAACTGAACTATCAGCGTTGTATGCTTTC